TACAAAAATTCCCTTATTCTAACGCTTAAAAATAAAAACATAGTATAATATAAATGTCCGGTGGTATCGCCCAACTCGTTGCCGTGGGTGCTCAGGATGCACACATCGTGGGTAACCCCGAAGTATCTTTTTTCAGATCGACGTACAAGCGTCACACAAACTTTGCCCAAACTGTTGAAAAGCAGGTTATCCAGGGTAACCCCTCTACGAATGGTATGTCCACCGTGCGTTTCGAACGCAAGGGTGATATGCTCAGCCACGTGTACATATCCAACCGCGTTCCCGGTAACACACAAACGAAGGCTAACTGGAAAGCACAAATTAAAAAAATCGAGCTATTGATCGGTGGTCAGGTCATTGACACGCAAACATCCGAATTCTCTCAAGATATTGTGCCTGTCATGCTTTCCCAAACATACTCCAAGTCTCTCGCGGCCGCCTCGGCTAACAATGCTGGGTTCTACCCGCTCCGCTTTTCGTTTTGCGAAAATGCTCAGTCGGCACTCCCGCTCGTGGCGCTCCAGTATCATGATGTCGAGATCAGAATCTCGTGGAATACCGTCGTCGCGGCGAAGGATTATGAAGTGCACGCGCAATTTATCTATCTGGACACGGATGAGCGCACCGCGCTTTCGGCGGCTCCCCAGAACATGTTGATTACCCAAACGCAGCAGTCTATCGCGTCCATGGGTTTGATCCAAGAGCTCAACTATAACCACCCTATCAAGTTCCTCGCGACGTACAAGTCTGGTGGTGTAGGTGTTGCCAGTGGTAATGTAAAGCTTCAAATCAACGGTACGGATGTCGGCGACGCGAAAAAAGCACAGCCTCACTACACGTCCGCCTCACTTTACTACCACACCCCGTTCACTACCATGAACAGTAGCGTCGCGGACCACTTCATGTACCCGTTCTGCCTTGAAACTGCTAAGCTTCAGCCCACTGGTACGCTCAACTTCAGTCGCCTGGACTCAGCCCGTCTCGTATCCGATGCCGGGACATTCAACACTGACATGTACGGTGTGAACTACAACATCCTTCGTATCGAAAACGGTATGGCTGGTCTTATGTACTCTAATTAATTCCCTTCTAATAACAAATGTGGGGACTTCTCTTTCTCCTATTTTTCGTTTTTATGATCACCTACGATCCTAAATCCGGAACGCTCAATAAATATATTCCCATCCAGAACGCAGAATGTAAGGATGGCCACTACCAGGAAATCCAATTTGCACAACCAGGGTATCAGTGTCCTACAGATGAAAGATCTAAAATGGGTGCAATCGTATCTACTTAAAAACAATACGTGTATTCTAAACATAATGTTTTCACTCGATCGCGAAACCGTCATTTTGGCCGCTGTGATAGTATGCGCCGCTGCATCTCTTTACATGTATAACGAATTGCGACAGTCAAAAGATGATATTACCAAAATCAAAACGTTCCTAGACCGGGTCCAGGAAGAATCGCAACAAGCGCAAGCCTCTCAGATGGTATATGCCCCAGTACCAGTTGAGTTCGAGGAAGAACCCGAACCCGAACCCGAACCCGAACCGGAAGTGGTTGCTATCAAACCCAAACCGGTTGAAAAGCGCGCTACTCGAGGTAAAGCCGCTGTGATTAATTCTTCGGAATAAACTTATCAGGAGATTATAGAAGCTAATGAGCAATGAAAAAATATAAAGCTATAGCAATCCCAGTCACTTTCGTAGGTGATACCCCACGGTTTCTTACCGTGAGAGATAAACGTTTTAAAGAATGGATTTTCGTGACCGGGGGGTGCCGGCGACGAGAAATATTTACACCGATACGCACAGCTTTAAGAGAACTTGAAGAAGAAACACGGGGTGTTGTTTCACTAAAAAATGGAGAGTATACAAGTTTCACGTTCAACGTGAAAGAAAGTCCTACAGTCGATCTCGAGTACACAGTATTTATATTTTTTGTAGATTATTCGAGTATTGAACAGCACGAACTTGTAAGAAAATTTAACGATGAAAAATATAAAATGTATACAAAAAAAATACACATGAAACGTACATACGACGAAAATGATTTTATGAGTTTCGATACGTTACCCGAATTTAATTCAAGAAGGCGGTGGGAACGAATTATACACAACGTCGTCGAGAACCCAGAATTTTACGCGTGCATGACTTCTCTTAATAGAAAAACATTTTCTATAAAATAATGAAGTCAAAGAACTATATTCTTCGACAGATAAAGGATATTTTAATTGATCACAAGTCATACGGAGAGGAGAAAGCGGATACCTACATCGAAGGAATAAAGGATAAAACCGTATATGAATTGTTAGTCATGAAAAAGGAATTGTCTACAAGTGAAGAAGAATATCGCGATGTATCGTGTAGAACGTCAATTTGGCATGAAGAAGAGTATTAAAAAAATAACACGACATACAAATAAGTATGTTTAGATCATGGTGTCGAAAACAGGGGTTTTCGAATAGCTCCAATCTATCACATGTGCTCATGGACGGTGGCCGTCTATCTGTTCCTTTTGATAGGTTGAATGAATTTTATGACGAATATGTCAAGGCTGTCAAGTCTGGTGAGAAAGTGTGCGTCGTTGAACAGAAAACAGATACGTATAACTTTTTCGTCGATTTAGATTATAAAGATGATGAAGATATACCGTTCGATCGTTTAAAGGAATATGTACAAACAATATGCGATCGTGTAACCCATTTTGGTGGGAAAGATGTTCTCATTTCCGTCGCAAAACCAAAACCACACGGATCTACAATCAAATATGGAATTCATATGAATTGGCCGGGTTTCGTAGTGGATCACGGTTCCGCTATGGCGTTACATTCGCATATCGTTTCATCACTGTCTCTCTTGTTTCCCGGGAAACCGTGGGGTGATATTGTCGATACTGCTGTATACGGTGGTGGAAAACGTAACGTAAAGGGGAGTGGGTTTCGAATGCCATGGGCACATAAATATGTAAAGGGTGAATATCAAGGAGAATATATACCTGTACTCAACTATACACACGAAAATGGGAAACTTTCTCATATTTTTGAACAAGAGCCATGCGTAGAAATTATGCACATGGCGACACTTCGAACGGAAAATAAAGAGGTTGTAGTGGTCGAAGGATCGACACGTGATGAGGGGGCGTTCACTTTAAAGGAGACTAAAAACATTTTCCAAAATGAAGCGGTGACTCGGGACGTTGAACTTTTTATTCAGAAAAACATGGATGGCCAGGGGCGTGCACTCATCACGAAAATGTTCAGCGATAAGAATTCATACCTCATATCAACCACGTCTAAATATTGTGAAAATCTTCAAAGAGACCACGGGTCTAATCACGTATGGTTTCGTATTGAAGGACACGTGATCATACAAAAGTGTTTCTGTACGTGCGAAACGATGAAAGGGCGGCGGTATGGGTTTTGTAAAGATTTCTACGGTAGAAAGCATACACTTCCAGCCAAGATTTTCGACCAATTGTACCCCAAGGGGTATACACCTCCAATGTTTTCAATGCCACAGAATGTGTGTACCCCGTGTGTAGAGGAGAAGAAGGTTGATTCTGTAGAAATAGCAGATTTACTACAGTCGTTTATAAATCGTCACATGATTGGAGATAAAACGACCCGTGTCTCGAGCATTACTAAAAAAACTAAAAATATTCAACTCGTCAACACGGACTTTACGTGTACTGCATGTAAGAAGATAAACACACAATTTAAAATATATAAAAAACGGATTTTACAAGTGTGTTCGTGTAAACCACGCGAACATAATTTGTCAGATAAAATCAGTAGATTATTATAAGATGATGTTCCTTATAGTGATCGGTGCATTCGCGTATATTTTATCTAAGATCACGCGCTTAGATACATCTCTAGTTTCTATAAACGATGTAATCATGGAAACGCATAAATATTCAGGTATACACGAAGTAACGTATAAGACATTCTTGGCATTAATACAATTAGCGAAAGAATACAGGACGCGTGTTAAACTATCGCAAGTATATCTCGAAAAGGCGTTAAAGGTTCTAAATGATATACCTCTTTATATGTCACCCATGGACGCCGATGTGATGAATGAGCTTGGGGGGATTTCGTACCGTTTAGGGTATGAATTCGAACTACTATTGATGAAAGAAGCGCTTAATCAAGGGGTTGGTTTTACACCTAAATACATTTAAAAGGAAGTGACTTAAAATCATTATATGACCACTTTAAACGTAAAAACTCGATCAGGGAGAGTATCTAAAGCCCCTGAACTTATGAAACCGACTGAAATCAACTGCGATGATGATTTCGACGATGATGAACACGATACAGAGTATGAAGTTTCCGATGAAGATCTTTGTGAGACTGAAACGGAAGATGAATGTGATGACAGCGATGGCGACGAAGACGGTAATTTAAAAGGGTTTGTTGTCGATGACACCGATGAAGATGAAGAGAGTGAAGAGGAAAACGAAGCTTAAAAGATAGAATAAATAGTATGTATATGGAAACAGAACTTGGAAATCCTATTGAATATAATTCGCAAGTACTGGATAAAGAACTTGAACGCGATGATAGCGAACCCATACAAAATCATCTACAGCAGCCAGATGATGATCAGCAGTACTATTATCACCCTCCCCCACAATATATGGGCCCACCTCAACATATTAACGAACCACCCAAACCTAATGACATTCTGTCATCTCTCGATAAAGTTGCATACGTTGTTATATTCGTCGCGTTTATATTAGGCTTCTTTATGGGAAAAACTATGCAGCCAGTTATCCTTCGCCATGGGTGAAAATGGGGCATAATCATATATAGGTTCTGTAGAATCGACAATCACTCTACTGGTAATTACTGGGCGGACAACCCCTTCATTAATTATTTCAGACGCTATACGCGTTTCATCATCTAAATCATCTATGTTTGTAATGGGTAAATTACGAATCGCTTTTTTATACACGGATATATACTCGACATTCATCGTATTATTAAAAGGGCAGATTTTAATAATATGAAAAGTGAAATAAATTATTTTTATATATATACTCCTTCGTATGATTCTTGAGTCGGAGTCAAACTTTTTACTAGAGTGACTCGAGTCACTTTTGATTCGAGTCACTGTTGATTCTTAATTTTAAAATAGTTTTTTATTACTATTATGACTACTCTGTTTTCTCAGTAGTACTAACTTCTTCCTCTTCATCCCCTTCTATGATGGTCAATGCTGCTTCCCTCTGCTTACGCCGCTCTTCAATCTCAACGGCGACAATCGCGTCAGCTTCCTTTACCAATTCTTCCATAGGTGCGTCGGGCTTCTCACGCTTCAAGCGTTCGATGATCTCACCCGGATGGCTAATAGGTGCTTCGTCAGGTTTGTTGTAATATTGTGAATTTTCATCCCCAGCCTTGAAGTACGTTTCCTTTCCATCACCACCCGCCTTGACAGCCATCATATCACGCTTACGTTCGGAGAACATCTGTGCAGCCATGGCCTGATTTTCCTTGTATCCGGACATCAATTCTTCGAGCTTCTCGTTGGTATAATGCGCATCTTCGATCTTAGAGGGATCGGGTGGGATGAGGAGCCACTTGTACATGTCCACTACATAAATGTCAAATGTAGCATCTCCCGCCTGAAGTCGTTTCGCGTGGCTCGCGGCTTCATCGCGGGTGGAAAATGCACCTCGGATCTTGATACCAAACTTATCATTCTTCTGAGGCGCCTCGGGGCCGACTACGGATAAGCATGCGTACAATTGACCGGGTACGGTGGTATAATCTTGTTCAAGAGACATTATATTCTATACAGAACCCTATACTTTAAGCTATGTGACTTAAGTTAAAGTTTACGTCATTGGTATTATCATGGAAGATTTACGCCGATTACATAACGATGAAAAACG